CTAAGCTGCCTCAGCCGATTGCGAAAGACGCAGTGCCGCATGGACGGAGGTTGCAACTGCCGCGGCCAAGGGAACAGGTACGCCGTTGCCAATCTGCCTTTGCACTGCGGACCTGTCGCCTTCAAATCGCCAGCGATCTGGAACGCCTTGAAGGCGAGCCCCCTCCCGTAAGGAAATCACTCTGTCTTCGGTGGGGTGTAGATACCTTCCTGTCGATGGATTTTGAAAGCGGCAGCGCAAGGTATTAGAGGGAGAATTGGCGTCCATCCGTCCCCAGACATCAGTCGCTTGGGCACCCAGAGCATGCCAGGAAGCGGGGCATAGATAGGGCGCACTCTTCATCAGGTCACGCTTATCGCCCCCCGCAGGTATCCGTTTGATACGTTCCAGTGCCAAAGCCGTCGGTTGTGGCCATACATGGAGCGGATCACTCGGCGCGATACCTCTCAATACTTCGGAAACCGTCGTTTTCGTCGAGCTCTTGAGAGGAGTCTCTATCGCTCCGAGCTTGGACGCAATGGTGAATGCTCTAGCGCGACGCTGTGGTGCGCCGTAATCCTGCGCGTCAAGAACCATTGTCTGCACTTTATATCCTAAACGCACAAAGCCTGCCGCCATCTTTTCCCAATGTGTGGACGCTAGAAAAGGCGGCACATTTTCCACTACAACAATAAGGGCGCCTGAGGCGTTTGCGAGCGTCGGCAGATACGCTGATAGACGGTTTCTTTCATCCGCTCCGTCCCGGCGGCCTAATGTACTGAAGCCCTGACAGGGTGGGCCCGCGATCAGGCAGTCTACAGAAGGCATAGCTATTTCCAGAGATACTGATCCGCAGGCCGCAACAGGAGAGACGTTGCGGTTATACGAAGCAACCGCTCGCTGATCGAGATCTACTGCAAAGGAGGGGCGAAAGCCCAAACTTCTGAAGCCCTCGGAAAAAAGACCCGCTCCACAAAAGAGATCGGCGAAGGTAAATTGACGCATCGGCAGCACCCTGTGACTGATCGATACTACAATTCTTTAGGTTAATCACCTGCAAAGGAAAGATTAATAGATCGTAAATTATGCCAGATGATACGCAGCTCAGCGAGAACAAAGCGTTGAAGGGTTCTCCCTCGTGGCTCAGGGACACTAAGTCGAACGACGACTAAGGCTGGCCAATCCGCTCGCCCTCCACCCGATCGAGGCGCTGCCTGAGATCCATGATAACGTCTCGCGCGCCGTAGACGCTGCCCTGGGCCTGTTTCAGTTCATCTACTTGCCGCTGCTGATCCTGAAAGCGCTGATCATAGTTCGCCCAAACGCGAGCGTGTTCGTCTCTCGGCACTAGCCCTTCCCGAAGCTCTTTGATTGCCGCTTCCGTTCGCTGACGGTCTTCTTGGCCGCGCGCTGTCCGCCATTCCATCTCTTTCTGCGTGACCATGCTAGCAACGATCGTTGACAGGCTGTCCTTTGTCTCGATCGCGCGCATGCGCACGTCCTCACGCATCGTGACGATGTTATCTTTGATCGGCTGCAGCGCCATGAACCCGAGACCGCCCAGAACGGTGATCGTCACTGAACAAAAGCCGATGATGATCGGCCACTGCGTTTTCGATCCGCCGCGAATATCATCGACCAGCGAACGGATTTGCGAGGCGATCTCCGAAAAGCCCTTGCCCATTCGGTTGTCGAGGTCGCCGATCTGCCGGGATTGGTTTTCGACGCGCTCGCCAAGCTGCGCATATTTTGCTTCAGGATCAAAGGCGCCATTTGGCATGTCGTTTCTCCCAGTCATTCGTTTCTAGCCCTTTGGCAATTTCGCACTCTGGCGGGTGTTGACTCACGCCAACAGATGAGAACATAATAAGAACGAAACCGCCGTGTGAGGCCGGCAATCAACATCCTATTCGAAGGCGAACACGTGCCCCGTGCGCGAGCGAGAACCCGTGTCCGAAAGACAGACGAAACCTGCTATGCCGCTTCCAACGCTCCAAGACTATCGCGCCGAGACCATTGAGATGGTCTGCACCCCCTGCGCTCGCCAGGGCGTTTTCAGCCACAAGAGTTTGGTCAAGAAGTTTGGAGCGGACGCGGAGTTCGTTCAGATCCGGCGCGTGCTGGCTATGGGATGCGAGCATGCCGGGACCGAGAAATGTCGGGCGAGGTTTCCCTGCCTCCTGCAAGCACAGATCCTTTGGGAGCCACGCGGATGAGCGACGAGACTAGGACCGTTTTGAATGGACCAGCGAAGCTTTATGTCCATTGGTGCAGCGTCCCGTCATGCCGGGAGTGGGGCGGCTTTGGCTTCTCGAACAATCGCGGAGAGCCGCAATGGTGGTGCTGGGAGCATTACCCGCACAAACCGAACCAGGCGCGCAGTGAAGCGGCCGAGATTGCCGAGATGCTACGGTGAGCGTCTTGGCAGAAACTAACAGCGTACAGGCGTGAGATTGTCATGACGAAATCGGACACGAGCGCGGGCTTCAGAGCCTGGTGGGACTTGCTCTCAGACGAAACAAAGGCGGGGATCGATCGCCGCGTGGCGTGGATGGCATTCGTGGCAGGCTCCAGACATCGAATGTATCCCCCGAAGAACACCTATCGTTTTCGCGCCGGCCGTTGGATCGTCACCGTGACCGCCGACACTGTCGAAGATGCCCGCGTGAAGGCTGTTGAGAAGCTAGATCAGCGGGCGGAAAAGTTAGGGGCCACGCCTCCGCCGAGCGGATGGCCCCTAACGAAAATTGCAGGCTCGGCATAGACAGCCGAAGTTATCGAGACGGCTGCTTCGGCAGCAGATCCGCAACCTTCGACATGATGATGTCCTGCAAGGCGTTGGGCGTGACGCCGAGCTTCTGCAGCGTTTCCGGGTTCTTTTCCTCGACATACTTTGTCGCGTCTCGCAGCATCGCGCTGGTGATCGCCGAAGCAGTAACGCTGGCAATCGACCCGCCAGCAATACCGGATCGAGCAAGTGCAAACTTCAGAGCGTTGGCGGCCGAGTCGTGAAGGCCTTGGCGAAGTTTCGCTTGAATGTCGAGCTGCTGCTTTTCGTCAGCTACCTTAAGTAACGAGATCAGACGCGCCGAGATCCACGTGATCAGCACGGGCCCCACGATCGAGCCGAGAAGCACGACAAGCGGCTGAACGATCGCCCAAAGGTCGAACCAGACAGAGGACGTGGCGACGACGGGCGCAGCCTCCTGCGCATGCGCCGGCTGCAGCGTGTTTGCGAGAACGAACAAAATAGCGAGCAGCGCAAAGAAACGCGCCGCGATCATATCGATGCGGATCATAGGAAAGTTCCTTGTTTCGAGGGGTTGGGTTTAAAGCTTGGATTGCACCATGGCGCGCATCTGGTCGCCGATTGCGACTGCGCCTTGGATGGAGGTGTCAAACGGCAGGCGGGCGATGTCCCACTTGCCTTTCTGCTTGATGCCGAGGTTCGTTTGCACCTCGGCATGGCTGAGAACTGTCTTGCGGCTGACCTTGATGCCGTAGCGCTTGCATAGCTGTGCCAGAACGTTTGCCAGTTCATCCCACTGGACACGCGTAATCGGCTGCTTGCCGGCACTGAACGGGATCTCAATGGCGCCGGCCATGCCGCAAAGCGACACGCCGATAAAACCGGTGTTGCAGTTCAGCGTGTGAGCGGCATACCCGGACTTGGCTTTTGGAAGGCTGTTGAGGTCGATCGACGGCACGCCGCGGACGTGCTTGCCGTCACCTTCGATCAGGACGTGGTAGTGAGACCGATCGAGATCGCTGGCCTTGTTCTGTCCGGCCGTCCAGTGGAAGACGATGCCGATGATCTTGGCATCCGGCATCCAAGCCGAAGAGATCACCTTATCCCTTGTATCGACTGAAGTTGTTGGGACAGGTGGCGGCAGGGAGGTTGGAGGCGTAGCGATAAGACCGCGCAGCTTCTCCAGCTCGTCGAGCGCCGAATTGAAGGCATCGTCAGCCTCTTTGCCGTAATCACCGTCGGCGCCGTATTTCGGTAGCGAGAAGCCAAGCAGCAGCATGCGCTTCTGCGTTTTTTGCAGAATCGAATTCATGTCGGATTGTCCTTGAAGTTGCCGCGTCTCAACGTAGCGGCGGCGATGTTTCGCGGTCTAAGTGTGACGGCGCCAGATGCGCCGCCGTTACTCGGATTCTAAGCTCGCCTTCGAGCTGAGGTCGCGAACCTGATCCGCGAGGCCGTCACGTTCCTGGTTGGCTGCAGCCAGCTGCGCATCGACGATCTGCTTTTCAGTCGCCGCGGCCGACGCTCGATCATTGAGGCCTGCGATCTGTGCCTGCAGTTCGCGAACCTGCGTGGCAAGCGCCTCCTTCTCGGCAGTCAATTCAGCCACCCGTTCGCCGGCTGTCTCGAGCTGCTCGATGAGGCCAGACTTTTCGCTTTCCAACGCCGTCACGCGTGCCAGGGCATCGCGGGCCGTGTTCGACATGATGCCCGAGGTGGGGAAGCCGGCGATATCGAGGGGCTCGGCCTGACCGACCTCTTCCTTCAGCACTTCGCCATCGAGAACGACACGGCGAAGGTACTGGCAATGCGCGCCGGTCGGCAGACCGTCGAGGCCGAAGCGGATCAGAATCTCATAAGGGGTTTTGGTATCTGTAAGAGCCATTTTAGGCATTCCTTCGTTTGATTGTTAGGAGACAATTGCGCCGTCAGGAAAGCGCCAGTTGGTGCCATCCGAGATCGCGAGACGCTTGCTTGCGGTCCCATTCGAGACGTAGATCACGCCTTGGACGTAGGCGGACGCGGCCGGGAGGGTCGCAACTGTGTAAGAGGGAAGCTTCGGGGCAGCGCCAAAAGTCACGACGCCGGTCGCGCGCGAGATGACCAGAGCATCAACGTTGAAGCCGCCTGCGTCGGTGTAAGCCCGCACGCGAAAGTCTGAGCCGCTGTTTGAGCCATTCTCTGCCGCGTTGTCGGCGCCCACGATCCAGCGTTCAACGTCAGCGGTGCGCCATCGGCACCAGCGCGCAACGCCGGCGACGGTATTGAGCACCAGGTTCGGGCCGACAGTTTCCGCCACACCGCCGAGGCTTAGCGTTGAGCCGACGTATGCACTGGCGAACCGCCGCAGCGCCGATCCTAGGGCCTGTCCTTTGTCTGTCGCCGGACCCGCAATTTGAGCGTAACGCACGTCTAGCTCAGTTTCTGCGCTATACCACCGCTCCCATGCACCGAATGCTCCGGCCGTGACGCGACGTCGGTAGGTTCGATTGCCGTCCCGCTCATACCAATACTGCTGAAAGTAGTTGGACGAGGTACGGACAACGTTGATGTAGCCAGCTGCAGCTACAGGCAGGTTAGCCGCAGAGGACGAGTGTGAATAAAGCCCGTTGTCCATTGCAAGGTTGGCATCGGTGATCGAGTTCGAGCCGGCGGACATTGAGAGACGAGCAGGCAGGACGCCGTCAGGGACCGTGCCCGTCAGATCTGCGGCCGAGCCGGACGACGCGATATTGGCAAGGCCCAGGGCCGTTCTCGCCGCCGCCTGGTTTGCCGCACCGACGATCGAACGGCCGACCGCAGTAAATGTCGCCAGCGCAGCCGTGCCAGCACCTGTGAAGTATGGAAGCCGATCAGCCGCTCCGACGAGGCTGGAGAAGGCATAGAGCACGCCGTTCGTCAGCGCATCGAGCACTGCCCGGGCAGAGGCCAGCACCCGAGTGACGTCAGGCGTGACCCTCGCCTCATAGCTTTGGGCATTACGCGATGTTCCAGGCCAGGGGTAAGCAAGCGTCAGCTGCGTGTTGCTGTCGACGCTCGCGATCCGGACTGATAGGCCGGCCGCCCAGAACAGGTCACCGGGGCGAAGGTCGAAGTTCATCCAGCCGGTACCGACGCCGGTCACGATGATTTCGCCGGCATTAATCGTCGCAGTCCCGGTGCTGTAGGTGGTTTGAAGGGCCATTATTCAGACTCCCCAACCGTCGCAGGTCTGTCGGCCGCTTCGAGACGTGCCTTCAGTTCGGCAATCTCTTTCTCGTAGTTGAAGCCGATCTGAAAGGACTGCTTGAGTGATTGCGCGAGAAACAGATTACGCTGCGACAAATGGTCGATCATCGCCTTCGCTTCCTGCAGCTGCACCTCTGTCGTGATGGTGATGGTGTTCATCGGTCCCTCGTCAGGCATTGGATTTCTTGTCCCGTTTGGCGGCAAGGGTGCGACGGCCGGCAATCACCGAACCGCTGAGAACCCTTGCGATGATGGAGTAAGTTCGGATGCCGCTTCCGCTATCGACCATGTACTTGAGGCGGATTGCCCTGAACTCGTTGTTGGTGGTGAATGTCCAGCTATCGGCGTCGACACCGTTGTTGTCGGTGCCTTCGCGAAGGCGAATGTCGAGCACACTGCCTGCCTGCCCCTGACACCTGATCACCGCATCAACTTCGAGGTAGTCGACGCCATCCTTGTTGATCGAGACCGATCCGATGTTCGTGTAGACGGATGGAATGTTTTCAGTAGAGGCCGATGCGAAGAAGCGCCGCTCAGCAACCGCGTTCTGGGCCACCGCAGTGTCTTGGACAGATCCGTCCTTGAACGTGATCTGGTCCGTCGTGATGTTGCGGATATAAGCCGATTGCAGAAAGGCACCATTCTGGTCGACGGCGAACGGCACGTTTTTGCCGCCGTTGGCGATCAGAGCGAAGCGCTGCGCATCGACCAGGAACTGTGTCGGATTGGCTCCGTCGTAAGAGATATCGAGGTAAAACCACGCCTCGCGATAGTCACTGTTCGCATCAACACGCCCCCGCGCACCAATTCGAACATAGCCACCAGGGCCCGCCTGGACTTCCATCTTGAAGCGTGCATCTGCCGAATACGAACCGACCGCAGCACTTAGCCCTTGGAGCGATGTTGCTTGAGCAGTGATCTGCCCGCCTTGCTCAGACACAAGCGTTGACAGGCTGCTGAGAGCTGACACGCTGGCTTTGTCACCGAGAGCATTTTGCAGTGAGGTGATCGCCGAGCCCTGCGAGCTGATCGCATTGCCCTGCTGACCGACAACGCTCGACAACGTCTGCAACGCCGAGCTGTCGGCCTTGCCGCTCAAAGAGTTCTGCAAGCTCGTGATTGCCGACCCTTGCGACGTGATCGTATTGCCCTGACCCGCCACAGTCTGCTGCAAGCCGCTGAGAGCGGATGCCGATGCCTTACCGTCCAGCGCGTTTTGCAAGCCATTGATCGCCGATCCCTGAGATGAGATCGCATCGCCCTGGCTCGTGACCGTTTGCTGCAGACTGCTCAAAGCCGAAGCAGACGCTTTCCCGTTGAGCGAGGTCTGCAGCGACGTGATTGCCGAGCTCTGCGAACTGATCGAGTTACCCAGCTGACCTACCGTGTTGGACAAGGTCTGCAGAGCCGAAGCGTCAGCTTTGCCGGTGACTGAGTTCTGCAGGTTGGTGATCGCCGATCCTTGCGACGATATTGCGTTGCCTTGGTTCGTTACCGTCTGCTGAAGAGTGCTGACGGCAGATGCAGAAGCCTTGCCGTCGAGCCCGTTCTGCAACGACGTGATAGCGGTACCCTGAGACGAGAGTGCCGTCCCTTGCTGGCTGACCGTCGTCTGTAGGCTCGACAGCGCCGTCGCGGACGCCTTTCCGTCCAAAGAGACCTGTATCTGACCGATCGACTGCGCTTGTGCTTCGAGGTCGTCACCCTGTTCGATGACAACGGTCTGAAGCGATTGCAGCGCGCTCGCGTCCGCCTTCCCGGCGACCGAGTTCTGCAACGACGTGATCGCAGTCGAGCTACTCGTGATCGAACCTTCGGTCGCTGTGACCCGAGCTTCGAGCGACTGCAATGCCGAGGCGCTAGCTTTACCCGGCAGTGCCGCCTCAACCAGTGTGACGGCCTTTGCAACGATATCGACGCTGTCGTTCGTCGCCTCGATGCGGGTCGTCAGTGTCTGCGAAGCCGTCGTCAGAGCGTTGCGCACATTCTGCTGACCGAGGAAGGCGGCAAAGGCCGCATCCGTTGTCTCGGCGAGCAGATCCGTCAGCTCATTGCGGAGCGCCGTCGTCGACTGCCCTTGGATGACGATGCCGCCGCCACCGTTCATGGCATCGACCTGGGCAGACAGCAGCGCCAGCGCCGTGGCATTGGCTTTCTGACCAAGCTGAGTATTAAGCGTCGTCAGCGACTGCGCCTGAGCGGCAACGCTGCCTTCCAGATTTTCGACGGTCGTGGTGATCGTCGAGAGGCCGGAGGCAAGCGCTGTCACATCGCCGTTGACGTCCAAAAAGAGCGCTTGCAGGGCGGTGATCGACTCTGCGTTGGCACTGTCGCCCGACGCACGGGCCGACTGCTCGGCATACAGCTCTGCTCGGGACGCACCGGGGCTCGGTGATCCAATCGAGATCCAGTCGAACTCGAAATAGTCCGTGGCAGACTGCGCAACCGAGAGATCGATGCGGATCTGGTCGACTGTTCCCGTCCACGGCATATCGAACGTGATATTCGACAGGCCGTTGGCATCGAAGGAAGGTGCGGCGATCGTGACGCGCCGGGTGTCACTCCAGGCGAAGTCAGCAATACTGTTCCACCAGGCCTGACCTTCCCAGACCGGGTTGCCGGTTTTGCGAATGCGCGCACGGATCTGCCTGTAGGTATTGGCAACAACACCAAGTGCGATCGGAGAGACTGAATAAGGGGAAGCGCTATCGCCAGGGCGCAGATAGCCGCTGGACACGACAGGCGCGACGTCGCCGGTCCAACCCATGACATCGGTTTCGAACGCCCACATCCGGAGCGGATCGAACTGATTGTCAGTGCCGGCAGACAGCGCATTGATGCGATCGGCAAGAGCTGTATCGCGGCCGACACTTGCGCTTTCGACCGACAGCACCTGAGCCGACAAACCGGAAGACGTCGCTTCGAGAGTCGTCGTGCGCTGTGCAAGGGCGGATGTCTGCGAAACAGCGATCGTGATCTGCTCATCGTAGGTCGCAACCACCTGACCAATTCGGGCCGTCAGCAGCGTCCGCAGCTTTTCGACCTTGTCGAATTGCGCGAAGTCGTTCTCAGCGATGTAATCCCGAAGAGCCTCGATCTCAGCGCTCACCCCGCGAAACCGCGATGCCTGCTCGATGATGGCGGAGATCCGCGCCTGCTGCTCCTGCTCGATCGCGTCGGCCTGTTCAGCAATTGCATCAGCGCGTGTTGATGCTTCAGCCGCAAGCGCGTCCGCCTGCGCCTGCACGGCTGCAACACGGTCCTGGATTTCCTGCTGCAGGGCTTGCCCCTGCTCGCCGACATTCACAAAAAGATCGTCGTCGATCCAAGCCTTGAGGGTTTCAAGACTCCCGACTATCTCTGCTTGAAGATCCTCGAACGTCAGGCGCGTGTCGAATGTGCTGACCGGGAGCCAGGCCGACCAGTTGGTCTTGCGGGCCGTGAACGGAACGTACTTCCCCCGAACCTCGTAGTCGGTGGCTGGCAGACACCAGTCGCCCGAGAGCAACCATTCATATGGGTCCGCGTAGGGCGTCTGGTCGCTGTCGAACACGACGTCGCCGGTCACGCTGTTACGGACCTGAACCCACACCTTCATGACGTCGTCGAGGCCGTTGGCGCATTCGATCTTGATAGCGACGCGGCGTGGGGTGCCATCGTTGTCGGCGATCGATGCGGGCCCGACAGACCAACCGTCCATTTCCTGTACGGGCGCCTCGATCCGGCCCATCCAGCCTTCGGACGTCGGCAGCTCGAATTCAGGCGACCAATCATAATCGGCCGGGTCGATTTCCTTGATCGTCACGAGCTGATTGAGCGTCATCTCGCCTTCGATTGCGAGGATGATGAATTTCTTGTTCTCGTAGCCGTTGCGTTCCGACGTCCAGGAGATGACGTCGTTCGGCTCTAGCACCCATGCCTGCGGGGGCAGATAGAACTGATGCGTCCGGAAGCGGCGCTCTTCCTCGATCATCATGCGCATCAGGCGCTGGACCTGGCGCTTGTATGGCACGGCCGGGAACTGGACGTCAGCCGGCAGCACGCGGTTGCCGTCTTCGATTTCCAACGATGGACGGTAGAGCGTAGGCGCATCTTTCGATGCCCACTTTTCGTCGGGCTCCGGGTAGCTGGCTTTGATCGCATTGACCGTGGCATCGAGACCGGGGAACGGCTCGAAGCTCTGATCTTCCGTCACGATGATATCTGCGTCGGAAATCGCAAAGACGGCCGCCGCGAATGCGCCAACGTGAATCTTGAACGAGCCGCCATTCTCAGCAATGCGGGCAGCGCAGCCCGCGCGCAGGTCGTCGATCACATCGAGCGGTTCCATATCGCCGGTAATCTCGTATCCGCCACGGAACTGCGGCTCGCTCGGCTGGTCCGTGATGCGGATGAGGCGCGACGCCTCTTGCGCCGCTGCGATCCAGTTGGACGCAGGGAGCCTTGAGGCTGCCAGATCCTGACCGCCGAACATCCACTGGTCGTTGTACTTCAGGCCGCGGATGATGTTGTAGATCATGACCGGCAGGTTGGTGGACGGCTCCCAGGTCGCCGGTGCATTCCACCGGTGCGGGCCATTGCCGCCTGCGCTTGAATCCTTCCTGATGTCATAGAGCTTGAGCGGACCCAGCTCGAACACGCAGGTCGGCGCACCGCCGAACATGTCGCGGTTGAAGCGGAATGTCATGACTGCATACGGGCAGCCACGGCCGATCATCGTATCAAGGAACGGCCGGTTCGGATGGTCGCCAAAACGCGCGCGCAGATACGCGTTCGGCTGCGTCTGAGTGCCGTCGTAGAACTTGATCCAAGCGTGGTGATCTTTGCTGAGCGCGCCCTGGAACTGATAGATCGGAAAGCCGCGAGACGTTTCTTCGTCCCACATGATCGTGCACTTCTCGTCGTCGATCCACAGGCCCTGCAGACCCGACACGGGCATGTTGCCTAACTCAATGACGTCGACGAACATTGCATTCGGTGTTCCGCCGATATCGCCATAGGTGCCAGCATACTTGCGCTTGCCGGCCGTCGCGTATCGACCGATCGTCGTCGAGACAGGCAGGTCGTCGCCCATCTGGATTTCCAGCTTGACGCCAACGGCCTGCTGCTTCTGCTTCTTCGCCGTCATCTTCTGAAGCAGCGTCGACGCGAGATTGAGCGCGACCGTCAGAAGAATTTTGGCAATTAGCGATCCAACCGAACCCAGCGAGGCGATCAGCGCCGGGATGGCGGCAAACACCGGGCCGGCATGCGCCTGGTCCGCCAGAAGCCAGAAGCCTATGACGTTGAGAGCAAGAACGAAAATTTTCATGAATTACCCGACCCGGAATGCGCGGTCTGCAGAAAGGCGATCGACGGTACCGATCCCGGTCTCTGTCATCGTGATGACGCGCTCGCCGTTGACCACGCCGAGGCTGTGCTTGAACTGGGTGTCGACAGGGATGGTGACGATATCACCCATCTGCGCTTCAGACGGATGATAGTATTCCGGCAGATAGTTTGCCAGGAGATCCGCGATATCGTCGAAGCCGAGTTTTCGAATTAGCCGATAAGCAGATGCAGCATCGCTGAACTGGTCGGCATACTCCTCACCAAAGCGGACGCCGGTTAGAGCTTGGACGGTGCGGGCGCCAAGACCCAGCACGCAGTCATGACCTTGCCAGTCAAATGGCTGGCGCCGGATTTCATCAACGAGCGCGTGGAACTCGGAAATCCACAGCGGCTTGCGGTGCAGCTCGATCATACTGCCTGCCCCCATGGAATGCGCCAGGTCTTGACGGTGTTGGCGTACTTGCCCCACTCGTCGCCACCGCGCAGCTTCTGCGCCTCGTAGGACGACTTCGTGTAGTTCTTGCGGGTCAGCATCGAGATGGCATCGGAGACGCAGCGTATGGTCACCAGACCTTCGCCACCCACCGAAGGCGTGTCGATCGGCGAGCCGTCGACCTCACCGAGGAACACGAGCTGCGGCACCCCAACTGGCAAGCGCGTTGCGGGATCAAGAAGCATGTCCCAGATCTCGACCTTGCCCAGTCGCACATCGTAGCCGCGGACCAGTTGCTGAACGGGATCAGCAAGCTGGCTGATGCTGACAGGGACGGTCTGGATGGTCAGGTCCGAAACACGCGGGATCGACCCCACCTCAAGGTTGACGCTGCCGTAAAACAGCCGCGTCGATGGCTGGCTGTCAACGCCGGACGTGACTGTGATGTCGACGTTCTCATCACCGGTCCAAAAGGACACTGTCTCCAAGACGGTTGGATGGCCGAATTCGCGGGCGGTGACGCTCACCAGCTTGCGCGGCACGATGCCTCGCTCTGGCGCGTCGGCTAACGCGGCCATGAAATCAGGATCTACGTTGCGCATGGCTATTTCTTCTGCATGATCTGGAAGCTGCAGCCGTATGTGATGCCGCCTGTCACCTGCCCAACCTTATAGCTCTCAGGAACGACGAAGACGCGGCAAGCGGGCTTGATGAGGGTGACGGCCATGTCGACGGCTACGCCTGCCGGCAACGCGGGGAATACGCGGATCTGCGGTGTCACACCTGCACCGTTCGCCAGACCCGCCTGCGAGAACTCGAAGAACGCGTATCGCTCAGGATCCCCGCTATACTGGATCTGTACCTTGTCGCCGATCGACAGAACGTAGCCGGCCGGCAGCCCCTTAAGCGCGAGGCCCGTTCCACCGGCAACAATGCTCGCGACCGACACAGCAGCGCTTCCGAGCGCGATGCCGGCAGGATCAAGACGCGGTCCGCGAAACAGCGAGCTGGTCATCATGAACAGATCTTGCGGACCGCGTAGCGCTCTGATCTTCGCGTCGACCTCCTCCGCGATCGTGTTGCGCATCTGCAATGCGCTGACCTGTGCCATCCAGAGCGGCGGCGCCAGCTCGGCGCCGATCGTTCTTCCCGAGCCCAAACCGCTCAGCTGATCATTCCGCTTGATTTCCCACTTGAAGGGCGCCCACCGGTAGAACGACAGGTAGTCGAGAGACTGTGTCATCCGCGCTTCCTGGGATTAGAATTGATCTCGGCCATCCGCTGCGGCAACGCGTTTCGGCTGAAGGCGTCGACATGACGCGGTGTACGCGCATCGACAGTTTCGACTGACGTCTTCTTCACGAAGGCGCGAAGCTCGCCCTGGTCGCTAACACTGACATCGACCTGACTGCGGACGTTGAAGTTCCCGCCTCGGCCACCGTTGCGGATCACAGGCATCGTCGGTGCGCGAAGTGCCACGGGTCCGCCACCGTCATAGCCTCTCTGACCAAGACGCATTGCTTCGACCGCCGCCACGCCGCCGGCCTTGCTCACATCACGCTTGCTCCAAACGACTTCGCCTTTATGCACGACACCCGCAGGCTGATACTTGCCGCCTGGGCCAGTATAACCACCGTCGGACCAGAGCGCCCCGCCCGGAGCGGCCGGGAACGAGGAGCTTTTCCCGCCACCGAAGATCGACGAGATGATGCCGCCGAGGCCACCAAGCCCACCGCCGCCACTGCCTGCCCCGTTGACTTGGAAAATGGCGTCCAGCACCTGGTCGAGCAGCACGTCCGCAACTCGTGAGAGTGCGTTCTTGAGCGCGTCCGCTGCAGTGGCGCCGTTCATCAGATCGGTGATGAAGCCCTTCGTGACATCCTTGCCGACCGATGCCCACTCTTCGGCAGCTCGGCGCATTTCGTCTTGGCTCTGTGTGAGGAGACGCGTTTTCTCTTCGGCAATCGCCATCTCACCAGCAAGCTGCTTGATGCTATCGATCTGCGCTGGGGAAAGCTCGAGTCCCGCCTGCTTAGCCTGGTTGAGCAGTTCCTGTTCGTACCGTAGACGGTTTGCCGCCTGAGTTGTCATTCCGAGAGCAGTACCTTCCAAGCCTTGCTCCGCAACGAACTCACGGGCTCGCGCGATGACGTCGTCATATGCCTGCCCCTGCTCTTCGAGCTGCTTGGTCTTATCGGCCACCACACCGGCGCGAGCATCCGCGTCTTCGATATGCCAGTTCTCATTCGACAGCGGGAACGACAAGCCGAACTTGCTGGCATTGGAGTGCGCCCACTGGCGAGCCGCGTCGGAACTGTATCCAAGATCCGCGGCGTTGCCCTTGTTGTGCTGGCTGTTGCCGGGAGGAGCCACCCAACGGCGAGCCTCTGCCACGGACCCGTATTTCTTTAGCGCGTCCTGCCACAGCTGCTGCTGTCGCTCGACCGACCGGTAGCCGGAGTTGATCTTCAACTGTCCAGCCAGCTCTTTCGGCAGGGCCGCGAAAAGGCTTTCGAGCTTGCCTTCGAACGTCGACGACAGGCCGCTGATGTGCGATGCGTCTTTCCCGCCAGCGAGGAACCGATGCAAGTCGAGGCTTCCGCCGCCCGTAGCCGATGCCTTTGACGCAAGATTCGCCTCTGCCTGCGCTCGGACGGCTGCATCCGTTGCGATACCGCCCTGTTTCTCGATCGCCTCACGTAGGCGCTTCATCTCATCTTCAAGGTCACGCTGACTATCTGTCAGAGCGGCGCGACGCTTTTCCTCGTCGAGCAGCGTCTTGCCAACGCCTTCTCTGCGCGTGGTCTCTGCCTGGGCCAAGCGGTCCTGATAGTCGGCCGCGGGATATACAGTGCGCCCAGCAGCCCCGTTTGCAATGCCGTCTCCGAGCTGGCCGGCCATTGTCCGGAGGCTACGCATGTACGGGAAAACTTCTCTCAGCTTATCAATGAGCGTTGCGACACCTGCACTTACGTCGACTTTGCCTATCTCGTTCAGTCGCGTCCGGACTTGTTCGAGCGTGAGCTCTCCGTTTTCCGCCTGCGAGATCAACGTGCGCAATTGCTTTGCGGCGTCGCGATCGAAGTCATTCACCCGACCTCGGGTTATAGCTGTGATCTGAGCTTTGATATCACCAAGCGTATCAGCATCGCCAAACCCCAACATGTTCGACCAGCTACGGTCGTTCATTCGATCTAGTTCGGCGTTTACGTCAGCAAGACGAGCCCGAAGCTGATCTGGCGCGAGCTTATCGAGAGCTGTAGCGGCGCTCTCAACGGACGGACCTAGCTTTTCCGCGTTGAGCCCGAGTGCCTCCATTTCCTGCTTGAGCCTCTCGGTCCGAGCGGTAGTCTCTACAGCTTTCCCGCCAAAATAGGTCACAGCGCCCACCGCCGCGACACCCACCAGAGCACCAATCGGGCCAGCAGCGAGGCCAAGCAAAGAGAAGGCGGCCCCCAGATCACGTACGTTTCGGACATATTTCAGGAGAGACAACGCCCCGACCAGAGCGCGAGCGGCTGTCGCCCCGTCCTTAAGGCCGCTGATCATCTTGACAATTGAGCGGCCGACAAGAACGCCGGCAATAACACTTGCAACGGTGAGCGTCGTATCCGCGACCGTGTCGAAGTTATCGGCAAGAAGACTGAGACCTTGGACTAGTCGCTGCGTCGCACCCAAGCTCTCGTCGGTCGAGCCAATGTAACGTGTGAAGGCGTTGTCGACCTTGGTAAAACCCTGTTCGATCGTCTGCGTCGCGTTCGCCGCCATGCCTTGGATGGTTGGCAAACCTTTGATAAAGGCTTCAAAGAATTGCCGGCCAGAAACTGCGCCGTCGTTGACAAGCTCCTTTAGCCTGCTGACAGATCCGCCAGCTGCATCAAGACCGTTTGCGACGGCAATAAGGATGGGGCGCGCACCGTCATTGACGGAATTGAACTCTTCCGCCTGCACGCGGGCAGAACCAAGAAGCTGGCCAAGCTGCTGTAAAGCTCCCGACGCAGCAGGTGCACTCGTTCCTGCTACGCGAAGAGCTGTAGCCACGCCATCAGAGAACTTGATCAGATCGTCTTGAGACGCGCCCAAGTTATCGGAGGCTTGCGCGGCCTTGCCATAAAGGTCAGCAAGTGCTGTCACCGGGGCGGCGTTCGCCTGCGCAGACTGGTAGAGCTGATCGAGAATTTGAGTTTGCCGCTGCCCTGTGACACCTGCAACAGCGAGGCTGTTCTTCGCAGATGTCCACGCATCGGCATACCGTGTAACTTCACGAATGGAAAGTGCAGCCGCGACGCCTGTCAGAGGCGCGATCAGTCCTGCCGCGGCGTTCTTGCCAATTGCACCAAGCCTCTTGTCAAGCTGGCTCGCGCGCGTCTCGATAGCCTTCATCTGTCGATTGGAGACACCTACGGCCTTTTGCATTTCGCGCTGGTACCCCTTAAGGTCAGCGGAAAGTTGTACGACCAATTTTTCAATATCGGTTGCCATAGGTGTCCTGTGACAGATGCAAAAAGAAGAGAAGAACGAGAAATCGTCCTATCTTGGTTGATAGTTCTTCTTGTCGTTGGCGGGGGAGGCTATTGGCTCTTTTCGCCCCTGTTTTCGAGCCGAGGTAGCTCCAGCCTTGCAGTAAGCACGTCGATCAGGTCCGACTCAGCGGAATACGCTGTTGCGCGCGAAGCAATGAAGTCGATCCTAAATAGCTGCGGCACCATCGAGATGGTCACGCCTGTTGCATCAGGGGGGTATGTCCTCGATTGCTCCAATGGTGATCGTTACCGGATGGCTGCCGGCTCATCGGTCGCAAGGCTTAGTCGCTAGAATTAATCCAATCCCAAAGATCGTCTTCTTCGGCCTTGGTCATGGCGTCTTCGGCGCCGTTCGCCTTCTGATATCCATCTAGCGCCGCAAAATACTGCCACATGCTCATAGCCCGCACTTGTTGCGGGCTAAAACCCATCACGGCGCCATTGCCGTAGATGGCCGCAAATCTCAGCTTTCCGTTTGGGAGGTCGTCGAGCTGCTGTCCTGATTTCCGGCCACGTCCTCCCCCAGCGCGCCTTCCTCTGGAGCTCCGGTTAGGCCAGCCGACAGAATGCCCTGCGCATAGAGAACATTCTCTACGGGTGGGCGCTTTTCGACATAGTCACGAACCTTTTTAAGGGCGTCTGTTGGAGCCATTCCGCCACCAATCAGTCCGAGACGGATGGTATGCAGAACGTCGCCCATCATCCATTCGTCGGCGATTAATCGGTTCAGGACCACGTAAGGGCCAGCACCGCACGCCTCCTGCAGCAGCTCCAACTCGCCCCAGCCGAGGCGGAAGGTGTAGTCACCATCCGCCCACGGCAGTGTTATCTGCGCGTCCCGCATTAGACGACAACTCGCGTCATCTTGCCGTCGCTCTGGAGGGAGACGGTGCCAGTCGCGCGGCGGTTGTTGATGCCCGTGATTTCGAACGTTTCGACGTGCGCCTTACCGGTCCACGTGATCGTTTTGGCCGGGAACTCGGCAATGACCTTGATCGGCGTGGAGTCCTCGTCCTCCACAGCATCCAGCCACGTTTCAACGCTTTCTTCGGCGATAACAGTTTCGCCGCCGATCGACATCGAGATTGAGATCGCGTCACGGCCCATCCAGGACACCTGATCGGGGTCGTCACAGTCGGGAAGCTGAAACTCTTCCAGACCTTTGTTGAAGGTAAGCGAACGCTGCGTCAGTCCGCATGGAACGCCGTAGACAATTGGAACGGCAGAGTTGCCGAGCATGATCTTGATGCGTCCGCCCTTAATACCCGTTGCTTCTGCCATTGTGGATCTCCTTTGATGGCATGCCAATGAACCCACCGAACGGCAGGCGATCAGAATTGAAAAATTGATAGTTTCAGCCGGCAGCCACTTTTTTGGCTGCGTCTCGACTGGCTTTCCTGACGATGCGCTTTGCCGCTCGTTTATTTGCGCGCCAGCTCACGTAGAAGAACGGTTGCGCCCTTGTGCCAGGGTTGTCTGAACCGGCGAACTTCCCAGCGTTGGTATGTCCTGCAGTACCGAATTCGACCCACCGGGCGTAATAGGCATCGCTGTTGCCGGCGTAGATCGTCAGCGTGAGATCAGCTCCCAATGATCCCTTGGCCGTCGCCATGACCATGGAGCCTTTAGGTGCCTTTCCCCACGTCCAGCCGATGCTGTCGCGCAGCGTGCCGCTGTCTTTCGGAACTAGGCTTTTCATCATGGCGACGATTTCGTCAGCCGCCTCTTCCATGCCTAGCCTGATGCGCTCCCGAGCTACAGTCGGGAGCCGCTTAAGCTTCCTGTCCAGTCGAGCCAGGTTCAGGATTTTCGCCATTTGGCTTACCCCTTGTTGCGGCCGGCAGCTCAACCGCCTTGCCTTCAGCGATAGCCTGATCGGCACATTCCCGCTTTACGGTTTCTTCCATGCCCGCGAGGTATGCGGTGAGACTGTTGCCAGTCGGCCGATAGTCAAAGTCTTTGAGAAAACGAACGCGAGCCATTGCCAGTCCTTAGTTGCGAGGGTCTTCAATTTCGGCCGTGATTTGCACGACACCATGAGCCGTGATGCCATCAGGATCGATGAAGCATCGCGACAAAACGACATTCAGCGAGATCAGAGCGCCGACGCTGAGGGTTCCGTCTTTCTCGTGAAGCGCAGCCTCAACCGCGTTGACGAGTGCCTTGCAAGGGTTGAGCCGTCCGTCATCGCGTGACCAACAGTCGATTTGCATCGTCTCGTCGCGACCGGGGATGCATTCAGCATCAAGACGTTCCGTGTCCGTCGCCCCGAAGCTCACGTAAGGGAAAGGCGTCTTTGCATCGGGACCGTCAATGATCCTGTCGCCGACAATTGCAGACACTGCCCCGTCGTTTGACAACAGCGAAAGCACGATGTCCTGAAAGGCGACTGAAACACTCATGCCACGCCGCCTTCGACAGTGAATTCCAGATAAAGCCGGTCATCTGAGGGAACCGGTCCGGAGCGGATATTGTAGATCTCGCCATCGCTGTCGCGCATGCGCCAGGAAGTGTCGACAGCCTTGCTCTGCGAGCTGCTGCGCACCGTCACAACGATAGGCTGACGACCGGCTAGACGGGCAGCCTGGACAGTCTCGCCGCCAAGAAGGTAACGGAAGTTCGCCCAAACCTTTGTCGCGTCGGCCTCGTCGGCAAAGCCGTTCTTGATGCCGCCATGACCATCTTTAACCTTCTTCGGCGCGTCGAATGCAACACGCCGGTCCAGCTTGCCAGCTTCCATCGCTACACCCGAAGCCAACGGTAAGGGTTCACGAGCAACTGCGCCGACTGCGGAAGCCCATCGAGACCCGTTCGGTTCTCATACATCGCCGCGACGTACATCAGCGCTGCGACTTTGAACGTGTTTTCCTTACCAGGGGGAACGAGAGCCAGGTTGCAGTACTGCAGCACGGATTCCTGAGCGGCATCCATGTATGCTTCAATGGTAACGTCGTCGTCGCTGCCATCGACGCGAAGATGCGCCTTCACCTCGTCCAGAGTGTAGAGCGGGCCGGTAGTCAGGACGACGACGTTTGCCATGGAAGCGACCTTACTTGCTGGAGGGGTCGGTGATGACTTCGACACCCTGAGCGCGAAGCATGTTCGCAACAGCCTCGCCGGGGGTGAGGGTAGGATCGTTGAAGTCGATACGGTTCTGAGCAACCGTCGTGCCCTTGCGCGGATCGGCGTCGATGGCCGGATGCGAGAGATCGACGTCCGGAACGATCTGGACGGGTGCACCGGAAGGATCGACCTCGGTCGCCGGTGCGATGTTTGCTGCCTGTTCCGTCGCCACAGTCTCAGTGGACGTCACGCTCTCCACCGGCGTGGCTACAGGCGCGTTATTGCCGCTGTTCGTGACAGAAACCGTCTCATTGTGATGGTTTGCTTCGGGCGCCTGCTTGGCTGCGGCTGGCGCGGTGGTTTCTTTCGTCGTGGCCATGGTGGCCTCCTTTGATATCTGGGCTGAAGCAAAGTGGTAGCGGGCGTTATGTGACGCCCGCCGCCTGGATCAGACGCCGATCTTGAGGGCGCGCATTGGCTCGGGGTTGTAGACGCCGCCGCCAACGCGTTTCGTCGTGTAGAAGTGCACGAACGGCTTGTTGGTGTAGGGGTCGCGAAGGACACGGATGCCGACACGGTCGACGACCAGGTAAGTCGCTTCCATGTCGCCGTAGAGAGCGGCGATGTTGCCGGCCGCTACGACTGGCATGTCCGGCACCTGCACGATTGGCGCTTCGAACAGCGTCGACGGCTGACCGACAGCAGGGCTCGGCTGCCAGATGTAGTTGCCGTTGGCATCCTTGATCTTGCGATAAGCGGCAACCGACAGCCGGTTCATGAAGAACTTCGCGTTCTGCGAAAGTTCCTCCGGCAGGCTTGCAATCAGGTCGATCATGGCATCGAGCGTCACGCCGGCGGCAGCGCCGGAGTTCTGCACCTGGATGGCGCCCCATGGGTGCTTGGCGGCATTGGCGGCGCCAGTCACGTAAGTCAGGATGCCATTCGGCTTATTGACCCCGTCACCGCCGACGAAGGCAATGCCTTCCTGACGGGAGAACTCGGTGTCAACCTCGTCGGAAAGCCAGACTTCCAGATCGATGGCAGCATCGTCGAGCATCTGCTGAGAGATCGCCGGATTCGCGTAGATCTCGCCAGGGATGAAGTCGAGCTGACCGAACTGCGGCGTCGTGGTTGCCGGCCGCGAGGCGGTTTCACCCACCCAGCCAGAGCCGACCGCACGATCGGTGAACAGCTTCTTGAAGCCAGCACCGGTGATCGACTGCACACGAGCATTGGCACGAATTGCCGAGATCCGCTTCAGGCGGCCGGTGATCGTGCGATCCCATTCGATCGGAGCCAGATAGCCGCCGTCTTCGGCAGTGCCCTTAGTCATGGCCGCCGAGACGTCACCCTTGCGCATATGCGCCTTGAACGCCTTAGTGTATTCCGGATCGCCCGGGATATCGCCGATGATGTTGCCGGAGCCAGCTGCAGCGACCTTGGCATTCAGATCGTCGACGGCCTTCTGCATGTTCTTCTCCATCTCGGTGATGGAGGCGTTGATGCGCTCGACCTTCTCAGCAACGACGACATCCGCCTTGCCCTTCATGTTCTCTTCGTTCGCCTTCTTGAACTCCTCGAAGGCGGCGTTGATCTGGGCCAGCATGGCCTTGGGATCGGTTGCGTCGGCGCGAGGCATTGTCAGTACGGCGCGCGGACGCGCGAGCGCGAAAGCGCCCGGAGCAAATTTCATGGTCATAGGGATCTCCTAGTTTGACCGGATGGAAGAAAGCAGCCCGGCAAGACCGGACCAATCGTCTGCGACAGCGCCTGGCGTGTCTTCAAAGGCAGCGCCTGGCGTGCCTTTGATCTTGGTGAGGCGAGCGCGCGCATCGGTGCGCGTCATGCCCGCCGAGACGAGGGAAAGCTCCATCGCCCGAATTTCGTTGAGATCCTCGTCGCGTGCTTTCGCCTCGTCGTCGATCTTCATGCTGTCGGCCGGCAAAAGCGCGTCGGCAAAGCCTTGGCTGATGGCCTGCGATCCCGACATGAACGTTTCATCGTCCATCCATTTCGCGATCTTCTTCGCGTCCTGCTTTGATCGGGCAGCGTAGAGATCGACCATCGCCTGGTCGAAAGGTTCAAGCCAGTCCGCAGTCTCGCGCATATCGTGGCGATTGCCCTGCGCAAGCACCCAACAATTGTGGATCATCAGGAAGGATGCAGCGCCAATCTCGATCGTGTCGCCTGCCATTGCGATGACGGACGCGGCCGAGGCGGCCATGCCCATGACCTTGACGGTGATCGGCTGGGGATGTTCCCGCAGAATATTGAAGATTGTGATCCCTTCGAACATATCGCCGCCAGGGCTGTTGATCTGGATCTCAATCGGCTTCGGCCCAATTGCCTTCAGCTGCGCCGCGACCTTCTTTGCGGTAATACCGCCCCCCGACCAGTAGTCTTCGCCGATGATGTCGAACATGGTTATGACGTTGTCGCCCATCTCCAGCGAGCGAACCCCGGCCGCGTCGTCAGTCCAGCGATCAAAGACGTTGGGCTTGGTGTAGGCAGAGACTTCCCGGTTTGCCGGTACCGGCAGCGCACCGAAACGGCCTTTAGCCTGCGGCTTGGTGACAGCACCACGCGGCGGCTTGCGGACCGATGAACCGGCCATCTGGACAGCAGCCGGCTTGACCGGCTTAGGAAGCGGCTTGTTTGTCATGATCGAATCCTGTTTCGGGGTAGTCGCGTCTGCAGCCGTAGTGCTGGCCGATATTTATTGTGCAGCCGGCGGCGGTCCGCTGTTTGGCTGCGTCATGGGATTAATCGGCTTTTCACGCTCCGGCAGATCCATCGTGTCGCGAGCTTCGTCGTAGTGGATCCACGGCTGATGCCCGCCAGCGCCGAGCGCTTTCGAGAGATAGTCAGCCTGGTCTTTCAGAGATCCGCGCAGCAGGGCTCCCGGATTGAACTTGGCCTCGTAGAGTTCGACCTCCTCATCATCGAGCAGGCATCGCTCGACAGCTTGCTGCCAGGCTTCGAACCACGGGTTCAGCGCATACGCGACGAAGAACTGCCCCAGCGCTTCTATGCCGGAGCCCCAGCTCGTCTCGTCGACCATCAGCAGCGGCCGCGGAACGCCAGAAACGCGAGCAATTTCCTCAATCTGAAGCTTGCGCAGCTCCGTCATTTGGGAGTCTTTGGCGTTCGACCCGTAGGCCTTCCACTCCATGCCTTCTTCAAGGATCAGGTTCTTGCCGGCGTTCTCGGCTCCCTCTTTTTCCGAGAGGCTGTCTTTCAGCCGATTGTAGGCGTCATCTCCAAGCTTTCCGGGATGTGACAATGCGCCACCAACCAGCGTTCCGTTCTTGAACATCCGGCCTGCGGCAAGCTCGGCACTCAGCGCAAGGCCGATTGCCTCTTTCGCCTGCTCGATCAGCGAAAAGCCATTCAATCCGTCGATCGACGCACCGCGGAGATGGAAAATGTCTTCAGCCTGGTATCGAACTTTCGGCCCGTTGCTTGGCTCGTAGAGGTATTCCATGCGCCAGCTGGCGTTCAAGCTGACGGACATTTTGCGCGCATCGAGCGGTACCAAACCCGACACGATCGGCTTGCCTGTCCGGATGCTCGTCGATCGCAAGATGCGTGCAAAGCTGTTTTTGTGGACCAGCGCACGCATCTGCATGCAGGCGCGGAAGTCGAAAGCACTCTGGAAGCTGTTCGGTCGGCGATGCAACACGCGGTAAAGCGGGTGTTCTTTTGCCTTCTCTTTAGTCTCCTGAACAATCAAATGCAGGGGCAGCATGCCAATCGAGTTTGAGATGAGGCTGCAAGCCCTGAACATTGACGGGTTTCGGAGGGCAGTTTCCGGGTTTACCGTGAAACCGGTCGCCGTCATCATGCCATCACGAAGGAACTCGATTAGGCGAGGATCATCGAGCGACACATAACCTGCTCCGGACGCCATGACCTCGGCGCGACCGGTTGATGCTGGGGCAGCCTCTTTGCCGCGAAACAAATCCATGATGCCCATCGGCTCAGATCATCCTTATTCCGCGCGTCTCGTAGACAGAGCGGCCGATTGCTTCAGGGTTGAGGAACATCAACATGGCAGCATTGAATAGTGCCATCAGAGGGTCGATTTTTGCCGCCCCTGAAATTTCCTTGGTCACAACGTAGTTACTGCCGCGGAGGGTCTGTTTGGCATTTCCAACTGCCCACGCCATGAGGGCTTGGTCGCCGTGCATGAACCTTTTATCTTCCAACTTGAGCGGCACAGAAGAAATTGCGGTCTGGAGTTTCCATCCCTGTGCGACAGCTTCGAGCTGAGGTGCTTCAAGGTTCCTTGCCTCAAGTGCATCCAACAGCAACGCGATGCCCGCCGAGTCCAGTCCGATGCCTCTCGCCTCAGGCAAAAGCCCTGTATCGGCAATGCGCCGACAGATATCGGCCGCGGATGCAGCTTGGTCCTCGCTGCTCTTGGAGATGATCAGTTCGCCCAATGCCTGAAATTCTCTTAGGCGCGACGAGATCCCCTTACGCCTCTCAAAGACACTTTGGCGGGCCCAGGCCTGCCCCCACCCAAGCCATCGCTTGGTCACCTTCTCTCGTCCGATGACATACAGCGCTGCGAGATCGTCCGCGCCGCCCCAGTCAATGCCGATGGTGCAAACTTCCGATCGGTGCAGAAGGTCATCTAGCCCCGAAAGTTTCGGATCGACGCAGTCGGACCAGTGAACCGCCCCTGACCATCCGTCGCCCCCGATCCCGACCCCGATCTGAATATTCAGATGCTGGCTGGTCCATATCTGTTCGGCTTCGAGATTAACCTTCCCGTTGTTTTCGTAGTCATCAACGAGAAGTTCGGGATCAATCGACCGGCCGAGGTTTGGAAGCACGGCGCCCCAGTTTCTCTTATCGCGCCAGTATTCCTGATCCACCTGCTTCTCGAAAGGAAACTCATAGAGGACAGGAAGCATAATCGGCGCGCCACCTCCTTTGCCGTCCCGAATTGCCCGCGCCTTGTCCAGTTCTATCTTCCAGATCCCGGTTGGAGCCTCATCAGATTGCGTGGTGATCATGAGAACCTGACCGCCTTGCATCGTGATGCCACCGCCTCTGATCTGCTGCATGACAGCCGCGGCTTTGTTCTTCTTCCCCAGCTCGTGCAGCTCGTCGATGATTGTGAGGATTGGTATCTCACCGGTGATGATACCCGTGTCGAACGTCTTCACGTCCAGCTTCGTGCCGGTTTTAATACGCGTGATCCGCTTGTCGCTGTCCTGCACGTCGAAGATGCTTTTCAAGCGCGGGTCGATCCGGATCATGCCTTGTGCCTGCTCAAAGCAGCGCGTGGAGATGTTCTGGCTTGGCGCAACAATCAGCATCTGTCGATTTGGCGCTTCCTCCATAAAAAGTGCCGTCAGCCCCAAAGCCGCAACGTAAGTCGTCTTGGAGTTTTTCTTCGGGACCATGCAAAGCAGCTCACGGACCAGGATACGTTTTGTCTCCGGATCTTCGCTTGCGAGGAATGCGCAAAGGATCTCACGAAACCAGTCACCGCACGCTTCTGACAGCGGAGGGTTACCAGCAATGTCAGGCAGGCGCAGACGATTGAAGAATGCAACCGCCTTCGCTGCCTTGGCTTCGTTCAAGGGAACGTCAGCCATGGGCGTCTGGCCAGCCTGCAGTCTCTCCCACCAATCGGGACAGGCGAACCGCGGCAGATCTTCAGTGACGTGCATGCTGTTGAGCTTCCTGCTCCAGCTCTGCCATTAGATCGGCGTCCGCATCGATCGCCTGGCGCTCGGTGAGAATTTTCTTGCCAACCCGCTCGGTTGGCGCAGGCTTGGTGTCCTTTGGCGTCGATGCCAACTCGCGTTCGATCTCCATGCGATCGCTACGCTCCATCAGCTTGCCGAATTCCTTCAGAGCGCCAACGTTACCTTTCTCGGAGAGCTCCCATGCCAGCTCGATCCGCCGGAGCTCCATCCGATCCCGAGCGACCTCACGACCGCGAAGCTCGTAAAAATAATACTTGTGCAACGTCGGCAAAGTGACGCCCAGAGCCGACGCAATCCGAGGGTTTGTCCAGCCCATTGCCAATAACATACTGACGCGATTGCGATTTTTTTTTGCTGACCTCATGAGCGGGACGGCCTCGCTTCGAGGGCTTGTCCACGAAAGGCATTCCGAAGAGGTCGAAATTCTCATCCGACATAAAAAAATTCCCTGAATGCGGGGGACGCGGGTGCAGGAGGCAGAGGGGTTCCAGACTTTCGACCCCCCCCCTCCCGGTCGACGGGGTGGGGTCAGGTCTCGGCCTGGTCGTTGTCCGCCTCGACGATTACGATCGACGTGCCAAGGATCAAGCCTGCGAGGAGGATCAGACGAGTGCAATCCACATGCGAGCCCGATAGGTGCGCGTCAGTGTGAACGTCAGGGTCAAGCTGCTCATGACCTCAGCAGCATCGACGTTCGCTGTTGCCATCTCACCATCCGGGCTGTGCCCGCTCCTGCTTCTGCTTCTCGCTGTCGTGGTAGGCTTTGGTCACGGTCTGCAGGTTGTCGATGTCCCAGAACAACTGCTCGTCCCAGTGATGCGGCTTGACGTGGTCGCAGACTGGACTGTTAGGAGCGGGATGCTGGCCGAGACAGAGCGCTGCGGTCTGCTTGCACGTGTAGCTGTCACGTTCGAAAACCTTGAGCCGCAGCTTCTTCCAACGTGCGCTGTGATACCAGCTGCGGTTCGGCGTGTTGATCTCGCGCTCTCTCCGTCTGGCCTTTTCATCACCGACAGCACGTCCAAGACGAGGCGGCATCGAGGTCAGTCGAGGTGGCAGGGACTTAAGACGAGGCATACTCTAACACGACAAAAGGCGACCTTCCGGCCGCCTCATCATTCGTCATCTCATAGCTGTAGCACTTGCCCTGAATCGGTGCCTCACTCGAGAGGCTTCAAGGCTGGGGCCAGAGGAGAACATCAATACCCGAAAGGGCAGCATCAGACGCTCCGGTCATCCCGTATGCCGATGGAGATAGACTCACCATCGGCTTGTTCGAATCGTTACGGCGAGAGCGCGACAGAGTCAATGTCCAGCTCAATTGGCGTCATGCGGCCGAATATGTTCACCTCAGCCTGTAGCTTCCATCGCTCTCCGATCACCTTCCTGACCGTCGTTTGGAAGTCCACGAATGGACCCGAACGGATGGTAATCCTGTCCCCTTTGTGAACTGGCAAAGGCCTCTCATCATCCTGTTTCAAATCATTTTTCTGCACCGATAGCATCAGAGCATCCATCAACTTCGGAGGCATCAGGAAAGGCTCGCCATCACGCCCCATAAGGCTGTTCAAACGCGATGCGCATAGCACTCCAGCAAACGCTTCGTGGCACGGAACAACCTGCACAAAGAGATACCCTCTGAAGAATGGTCTGAAGATATCCACAGGCTTCAGCCCTCTCCGAGGTCTAGTCCTGAAGTGTTCGAGCGGGCACCAGGTCTTGATCCTCTGCTCTTTCAGCTCCTCACCTATCGCCTGCTCTGTTCCAGAACGGCAGGTGCCAACGATCCAACGAGCCCGTGAATCGAAACCGACAACATCTTTTCGTGCCATCCGCACGAGATTATGATGCGCGTTGCGAGCCCGTTCGGCCTTAACCTTCCCGTCGTCGATCCTTCGCCGTTCCGAGTTCGTCAGGTCTGAAGCGATCATTGGCTTGTAGCTGATCTTCTTGCCCGTGATTTTATGCTGCATGGTCATGGTCCCGTACCTCGATCAGCTTCTTCTGGAACTCGCGAAGGGCAGCAGCCACCGCCTCATCAGGATCTTCAATGCCTTCCGGCAAGGCCGGGAACTGCACGAACGGCAACCCGTTCGGCTCTGGCAGCCACGGCCAGCAACGATCGGCATGCAGCCGCTTCCAAGCGTCCCAGATCTCGCCGCCGACTGCGACCTTGTCGAAGCTCGAAGAGATCGAGACAATGCGCGGATTAACGAACACCGGGCGACGCTCACGTGCCCCATCGTTCAGCTTAACGGCCTCTGGCCATCCGGCTTTTTCGCGCTTGTCGCGCCAGATCACCGCATCCTTCTCAGGCTTCGCTTCGATGATCTGCGCTTCCAATGGCGTGAGCGTCAGATGGACAGGCGGTTTCGATAGCTCTGCAAGGCGCAGCGCGCTCCAGGCGCGCGAATATGGATTGTGCCTCTCAGGCGTCGCCGCTGCTGCAGGCCTGTCGTCGAGGCGCTCCCACGCCCGTTCCGAGAGATAGGTCGCCGCAGCCTTGGAGAACTTGCGACCGCTGGCCTTGGCCGCAGCGAGATAGTCAGGGGTCCGTTCCTCGCAGGCCTTGCGCTGCTCCGGCGCCAGATCCTGCCAGGCACGCCGTGTCGGCATCTCAGCGTCGATGGCGTATGTCGGCCATGACGACCACCATTTCCGAAAACGCCGTTCCAGCGCTTTGGGATTTTCTTCCCCTTCATCGTCTTCGCTCGCGCGCTCTCTCTCTTCTCGTTTAGCAGGAGGCGTTAAAGTAGAGGCGTTAATAGGTGCCGGTCCAGAACCGGCAGGGGGTGCCGACTCTGGACCGGCAGGGGGTGCCGGTATACCGGCAGGGGGCGCACCAGCTGAAGCAGAGGAATTAGGATCAAATTCCTCTTTGTCGTCGGCGTCCCATGCGTCAAATGCAGAGCTATCGACGGCTGAATCATAGATGACTCGATACCAGTGAGCGCTGTCACGACCGCTCGCGCTTTCTACCTTCTTGCGCTCCAGCGCACCAATTTCCACAAGACGATCAATCGCCGCCTGGACTGTCGAGCGCGAGCACGACAGCGCCTCAGCAAGCTTCACCTGGCTTCGCCGACACCAGCCGTGGCGGGTGTTGGCGTTCCTTCCCAGCATGCAGATCACTTGCAGATCCTTGCCCTTCAGGCGCGGGTCCGTAACGATCCATCCCGGTATGATCGAAAGACGGGGCTCAGATGTCATTCCACCATTTCCCCCTGCTTGACGGCGCCCCACATCAGTTTGCGGGAATAGTCCGTGATCTGGCGCGTCTCGATCGGGATCGACCCGTCCTCCAGCCGCACCGAATTGACGTGAGCGACGAGCGCTGCGAGATAGACCAGCCCGCCGGAGAAGCCGGCAGCTCCAAGAACAGCCGCGATGTCGGCGTGGTCGCGCTGGATGACGCCGAGCGGAATGGTCGAAAGCCACACAGCCCGCGCCCGGTCGTTTTGCAGGTCCGCCAGAATATCGAGGATGGGGTTCAAGGGACCGCCCTCGGTGTTTCACGTTGCGCAGATGCTGTAACAGCCTGATTTCGCTGGCCTCGATCATGGAAGACGAGATAGTCGGAAGGATCGACACCCATCGCCGTGCATAGCGCGAGGTGGCTTGCTGCCGACAAAACCTGACAGCTGCACGCGCGCGAGATCATCGCCGGGTTCAGTCCTTCATGCGCAGATGAGGCGTTGCGCGTTGAAAGGCCTGTCGACTTCAGCCAGTCGCGTGTGTCCATTGCCAAACGGTCGCGATCGATTTCGGGGATCATCGAACAATCTCCTGTTCGGTCATGCCAACGAGGCGGATGCCGAACCGGCCGGGGTCCGCGTCCAGTGCCTTCCAAAGCCGCTCGCGCGGAGCCGGCGAAATACGGCGACCGGACAGGACCAGATCCAGCTGCTCCGGTGTGATGTCCGCACGGCGAATGAGGTGAGCGCGCTCAGCGGCGCAGGCCTCGTCGAAGCTCAGTTCCTTGCGGCGGGCGCTCTTGCGTTCGTCTGGAAATGCCGCGCGAAAGCCGGCCATCTGGATCCGCGCATTAACGAAGCCGCGCAGCATCGCGGGGGAAAAGTCGGGGTTCATGCCGCCACCTCGTCGAGTGTCGCGCCGAGCAGCACCGCAGCCGTGGCGTTGAGTGCAGACATTCCAGCCGGAGAGATCTGCCACCCGTCATCATCGTGGCCGGCCCAGATCAGACCCTTCGCCGCGAGGTCCGCAATCAGCGCATCGGCAACCGATGGTCGCACGCCAATCCCGCGCCGCAGCCGTGCCGCGTCAAAGCCGGGGTTCTCTGCCATCCACACCAGCGCGCGCGCAGTTTCTTCGTCGCAGCGCTCTTCCAGCGTCTTGCGAGGCGTGATGCGGGTAAACTCGTCATCCGGCGCATCGAAGCGCAGCGGTGAAACGAACCCGCCGGCGCCCGGCGTCAGTGGGTCAGCCGTCTCGAATGCCTTCCAGTCAACACGGATGAGCTGCGGATGTCCGACGCCATAGCTGGCGTCATCGTTCCGCTCCCAGATGAACCAAGCCGTATTCATCTGAGAGCTAGCCTTGTCGCCTTCCCAGCCGTCGCGGTGCATCATCGGCAATCGCCGGGTGAAGACGTAAACCCGCGATGGCGGGCATTCGTCCATCACGAAGCACCTGTCGGCATCGTCGAAACCGCAAAGAAAGTTGAGGTTCAGCAGCATCGCCATCTTGCGCGGCTTGTGAGCGCGTAGAGCGTGAGCGACATACGCATTCGCCACGCCATAGGGCGGGTTCGTGACGATGTCGCAGCCGCCATCTTGACCGACGGAAAGAAGGAAGTCGCCAACGCCCTGACACTCGCCATGCTGCGTCGTGACGCCGCGATCGACGAGGTCGGAGATGGTCACCTCGTAGCCCGCCGTCTCAAGCGGACGCAGGATCGCACCTTTGCCGACGCTCGGCTCAACCACATTCAGGCTGAAGCTTTCCAGCGCCAGCAGCGTCCGCATGGCTTCGCTCGGCGTCTCGTAGAGATCGTGGCCGCGCTCTTCCTTGGTTGCTGTCTTGGTGCCGGTCGCGTGCCGCGCCGCCTTCTTCAGTGCCGCGCGGCTCGGCTCCAGCCCTTCGGACAGCCGCACCTCGATGACGCGCTCCACGAAGTCCGGCTCGTCGCGCACGTGGTCGCGCAGCTTGCGGGCCTCATGCAGATGCTTGGCGTCCAAGCCGACATCCTGGAGAGTGAAAACATTCTCGCCGGGAATATTTGATGGGCGACCCGGTCGGGCGATTTGCCCCTTCGCCTGCGCGTCGTCGACGGCATCCGCCATGGCGACATAGCAGAGGCTTTCGATCTTCAGCGCTTCCGCCTGCATGCGCCGCGCCTTGTCGACCAGGTCGCGCGAGGTCTTCACGCGTTCCGCGGAACCGGCAACAGCCTTGGCCTGGTCATAGGCCACGGACGAAAGTTTGAGCGCGCGTTCGACATCACCGGCATCCAGCAACGCCCGCGCCGTTTCTATGCAGGCAACCAATTCCGAGCTGTCACGGATCGTAAGCTCAGTCATGTTGGTCGCCTCGCATGCGGATCGCGCCAGCAAATGCCGCCTTCGATCATTTGCCGCGCATAGCGTTCGTAGGCCGGCTCTTCACGGGCCTGGACGCCGTCCGCGAAATCGCCGGCATTGACCGAATCGGTGTGCCTGACAAAGGCGCGAAAATTCCTGAGCTGCGCCTGGTGCAGCCGCTCTTCAAAGGCACGGCTTATGGGGGACTTGGTCATGACGCCCTCCGATAGCTGCGCCAGCCGTCGAGAACGCGGGAGACAGTGGCCTCCGAGACACCAAGCCCCTTGGCTATTGATGCACTATCCCATTCGCCGCGCTCCCACAGCAGCAGCGTAGCGCCGACGATCGCGTCGAGATCCGCGTCAGTGACCGGCATCCCTTTCTCGCGCGCGCAGACCGCCGCAAAGCCGAGGTCGAACACCTGACCAGCCCAGATCGACGAGGCAACACCACGTTCCGCCGCCTGCCGATCGAGCGTCATCTTCGCCTTCTCAGGCACGTTGATCATCACGCCGACAAGCTTGAACGCGGTGCGGGCCATGGAATCATTCCCCGCCGACGATCTTCAGAGCCGGCGAAGCATCGCCGCCCTTGGCAACAATCCCAGCATACCGCCGCATCTGTTCGGTCGCTTCCTCGACGACCTTCTCAAGATCGCGCATGCCCTGCCGCGCTTCCGCTGCGCTCACCTGCAGGTCGGAATAGGCAATGGAGGCGTTGCGCTGATACTCGTTCGCCGCAGCGCCGATCGCGAGGGAGCCGCGCACCAGGCACGTGCCGTCGCGGTTCTTCTCTTCCGGGTCTGTGAGCTTGCAGCCGTGCAGACCGGCCATAACCCGCGTGACGCAAGGATCGCCGCATTCGGCTTCAAGCCGCAGCACAGCCGGGATCGGCAGTAGCTCAGTGTCGGAATCGGCATTGCAGCGGCCAACCTGGCTTTTTGAAAGCGAGCAAGTTTCCGCTGCAGCTTCAATGCCGCCGTTCTTCTTGATCAGCAGACGGTTGGCGGCTTTCAGCTGATGGAACCAGGCGTTCGTCAACGTATCCTGCATGGGGTTTCTCCAGACACAGTTTTCCCGCGCCGGGAAAAGTCCCGCGCGTTTCCCATCGTGGGAAGCATTCGAAAGTGCGAAGTTCAGCGCATCAGATCACGGGGGACCGCATGCACGAAGCTCAAGAAAAGAAACCGGCCGAGACGGTCCGCAAGACAAAGTCTGCCTCGGCCGGAGATCGCGCCAGGTCAGGGAACTCACCCTGGCGCGTGGTTCGGTGGACAAGCGGGAGGAGGAGCTGCCACCGTATGAATTTTGGCCTGAAATCACTCTGCCGCCTCCCTCGAAAGGAGGGATAAGAGGCGCTCGACAGGGCCACTAGGTCGTATCTTCCCGGTCTCCATTTTGGAGACCGTTCCCTGATCAACGCCCAACAACTCCGCCATCTCTCGCTGGCTTAGGCCTCGTTCTGTCCGAAACTGGATGATGCTGCTGGGCGTGAACATACCCATCTTATGCTTTACGCATAGATGCTATGTCAATGCCTAACGCATATCCAAATATGCGAAACGCACACACATGAGCGACACAGTAGAAATCGGCAAGCGTTTGAAGCTTGCTCGCGAGCACGCAGGCTATGCGAGCGCCACGGTGGCGGCGCAGTCCCTTGGCATGAAATACCCGACCTACGCGGGCCACGAAAACGGCAGCCGAGGCGTTGTCCGAAATGCAAAGCAGTATGCGAGACGTTACAAAGTGTCTCTCGACTGGCTTTTACGGGGCGTAGGACCTGGACCAGGGGAAGCGGACGAAATCATTTCCGACAAAGCAATCGATATCCCCATTCTCACAACTGTCAGCGCAGGAGCTCTCCAGCGCGATGACGTGATCGATGAAGCAATGGGCACGGTTACTGTCGGCCAGCTGCCGATAGGAGACTGGATAGCACTTGAGGTGTCAGGCGAGTCGATGGATCGCATTTCACCTCCTACCTCGATCATCATCGTCAATCGCGCCGACAAAACCCTCGTCCCTAATGGCTGTTATGTGATCGCCGATGAGAACGGAGACGCCACTTACAAGCGATACCGGCCAGCTCCCGACCGCTTCGAACCGGTTTCGACGAACGCTGAACTTGAGCCAATTTTTCCTGACAACACGCCCACGATTATCGGGCGGGTCCGCATGTCTATCCTCAAGATGTAACAGTGGCTGATATCGGTCACTGCATCGGTCTTACCATCTCAGATCAAGACCGCTAATTTCTACGCGCAGCGCATAATATGCATTACGCATATTTAGAGCTTGACGCAAAACTATGCGAAATGCATATTCTGTCCGGTCGGCAGACCTCTTTGGAGGTTCGCCATCATCATCAGGAGAGAACCATATGACCTTTCACAACCACAATGCTTACCCACTTTGCCGCAACCGCCAGGAGCAGGTTGAATGCGTCGGCGAAGCCATGCGCCGCCTTGGCGAAGGCTGCACCGAGAGTGATCTCAAGAACAGCCTCGGCATCACCTCCAGCGAACTGAACGACGTTGCTGACGATGCACGCGCCTATGCAGTCGCCGCCAGCACCTATCAGCGGCGCGTTTCTGTTCCGGCCAAGCGCGCCGCCTGATCCGCTTCGGTGCCCGTCTGTGTACCCCCGGCTTAAGCCGCGCAGACGGCATCCGAAACGGATCGGAGGCCACAATGTCAGCCGTCAAAAACCCTCAGCACATGCCCGACACACTGCCATTGTCACAGATGACGATGCTGCAGCTGGACGAGGAACTCGCATTCTGGACAGCCGAGATTGCCAGCGACGAACGTTGGGGCATATCGGCTGAGATTGCGATAGAGATGCGGCTGGAAGTGGAAGCGGAGATGGTCCGCCGCCACGCTGCCGAACGCCGCAACGTGCCCTTCATCGTCGATGATCCGGGCGTTCGTCCGACGACCATCGCTATCACCGGATCTGCGCACGCCCGCCTCGATCGCCTTCCAGCGCGCTTCATCATTGCTTTCGCTGTCGTGATCTCGGTCATCGGCATTTGCGCCGCGGCTGCGTTGGCTGGCCAGCGCGTCATGGAGATCGAAACTCGATATGCGCAGGAGGTCGTATGAGCGCGACAATCCACCGCCTTCCGGTTCGCCCCGCACTTCGTGCCGTCGAGACCCACCCGGCATCCTTCTTCCAGCGGGAGCTTGGTGCAGTCGCCGACAATCTGAACGATGCCGCCGGCAGGTTCGCAATGCTGTCCAGCCGCGCGACCGACGAGGCATCGATCGCCGAAGGTACGCGGTCGCTTGAAGCAGCGCTGTTCCATGCGCTGAGCCTTTGCGGATGCCTTCAGGCAGACCGCACGTTGCGTGACCTTCTACTCTCGCGCCTGGCGCAGCGGGAGGCCTGAACATGACGGATCTTCCAGCCGCCAATGCAGTTCGCGCCGCATTCGCCGACCAGGGCGTCAAGCTTCCCTTGCGCCTGTCCGACGAGGACATCGGCGTAATCCTCGACGATGACGGCGCCGACGTGCTGACTGTCGACAGCAACGGCATGCGCGACAACGACAAGGTTCTAATGATCGCCGCGCTCGTCGTGTCGGCCGTCAACGATCTTGCCGGCTTTGACTTCGCAGCCAGCCGGAGTTTGGGCTGATGGGCAGCGCCCAGGACAAAGAGCGCCTCGACACGATCCGCGCGCGCCACGGCGAGGCCAGCACGGACTGGAGAGCTATCGACAGCACCGGTCATGGCGAGCAGCTGACGGCTCGCTTGCTACCCACTCAGCCGGCAATCGCCCTTGTGACGCTGACGGCAGAGTGCGGGTATCAGGACCGCAACTTTCTCCTGCACGCACACGCGGACATCCTGTTCCTGCTCTGCATGCTGGCAGAGGCGTTCCGGAAGATCCGCGAGCTGCAGAAGCTCCAGGACCAGCCACGCCCGGACCTGGCGAAGGAATGCGGAAGGATCTGCGAGGACGCTCAGTTCAAGCAATTCATGCTGAAGAAGCACGGCATCCCGTCCGAAGACCGAGAGCGTTTCGCCAACAGCGTTCGCAAGGTCTTGGCAATCGAATCCCGCTCTGAACTCAACACGCACCCCGCCGCCGCCAGGCGCTGGGAGGCCTTACTCGGACGCTTTCGGGAATGGAAGGATGCTCCATGAGCCGGCGAGACCAGATCAGAGACAAAATCATGCAGCGAGTCCGCATCGACGAGAAAACTGGATGCTGGATCTGGACCGGTCCGACGTCCGGTAAGGTGGGTCGAGGCGCTGGCTACCCGCGCATGTCATTAGGCGGGCAGACCGTCGCCGTGCACCTGGTCATGTGGACAAACGAACATGGCTACATCCCCGGAAAGAAAGAGATCGACCATTCCTGCCGTAACCGCCTTTGCGTGCGTCCGGAGCAGGATCACCTTGAACTCGTAACCCACAAACGGAACATCCTACGCCAATGGGAAGCGCGTCGGGCTGCTCTTGTCTGTCAGGAGGTTTAATTCGATGACCGACACAAAGACCCCATCACCCTCGACGCATTTGCGGGGGCGGAAAAATGACTAAATCAGTGGGACGCAACTACCCAGCGCCGCTCGCCCTGAGTACCAGGATCAACTTCCGAGACGTTCGGAAATGCCCGTTTTTGCGTGAGAATTTCGTCCATTGTCTCCTCGATAATCTTCGCGGCATCGTCGTCATTAGAGATATACATTTCCAGTCCAGCCCGGTTAACGACTCGGCGCCTGATCCACTCCACGTTAAACGGTGCGTCACCGACTTGCCCGCTGATTACGACGTGCACGGCGTCTTTCAGCGTCTCTTTGTCTGCTGCAGAAAGCATTTCTTCTCCTCTTCGTCCGCCTCTTTTTCCATGTTTTACGCGCCGAAAACGCGTGAGGGCAACCCATGACCGATCAACGGAGGCTCCTAATAAGCTTTTCTGGCGGTGAAACGTCCGGACGGATGACAAAGCTCATCCATGAGCGTCTTGCCGGCCAATACGACGAGATCGTCACTGTCTTCGCAAACACCGGCCAGGAGAACGAGCAGACGCTTGAGTTCGTCCAGCGCTGCGACGAGGCATGGGGATGGAACGTCGTTTGGGTCGAAGCGGTCACGGACCCGCAGCAAGGTAAGGGGGTGACAGCCCGCGTCGTCGATTTTGGGACAGCCTGCCGCGATGGGTCAGTGTTCGAGGCGATGATAGCGAAGCATGGCATTCCCGGTCCCGGCTTCATCCACTGTACGCGCGAACTGAAAGAGCGGGCCATCACGGCATATTGCCGCTCGATCAGCTGGAAGGCCGGCACCTATGATACTGCGATTGGCATACGCGTCGACGAGATAGACCGGATGAACCCGAAGGCCGCGACAGCGCGCTTGGTATATCCGCTCATCAAGCGGTTCCCCCACACGAAAGAGGACGTGAACGCCTTCTGGATCCGGCAGTCCTTCCGGCTGGAACTCAAGGGTTACCAAGGCAACTGCAAATGGTGCTGGAAGAAGTCTCTTCGCAAGCACCTGACGATCATGGCCGAAACGCCGGAAGCATTCGATTTTCCAGAGCGAATGGAAAAGCTCTATCCGTTATCCGGAGCCAACCCGCGCAACGAAGAAAAGCGGTTCTTTCGTAACCGCCTCAAGGTGGAAGATATTCGTCGCCTTGCCGCGACGGGAAACTTCGCGCCGGCAGACGACGACGCTCAAATCAATCAGATGGACTTCTTTCGCGGGCTTGACCTCGATGTAGGCGGCGGCTGCGAAGAAAGCTGTGAGGTGACTTTTGATGACGCAGCGTGAGGAGAATCAGGGTGTGGATCGACTATGCGATTGTGATTGCTGCCGTGATCGTTCTGGCAGTCATGCACTATCGGGACCACAAGGACGATCCGCCGAGCGGTTGGCTGTTCTGAACCCACCACCCGAAACGAGAAGGGACGGGGACAGATGAGAGCACAGCGCGCAGAAGTTCTGCCGATCTCCCTCCCACCACGCGGCTTGGCACGTGACCAGGCTGCGGCGTACATCGGCGTATCTTCCAGCCTATTTGACGAAATGGTGGGCGATGGAAGAATGCCGAAACCAAAGAAGGCCAACGCCCGGACGATCTGGGACCGCGTGGCACTTGACCGGGCGTTCACGCGTCTGCCTGGTGGAGATCCTGACGACGCAGACGATTGGTCCGTGGAAGTGTGATGCCAAAGAAGTTTGCAAAGAAGTACGTGATTGAGGATCGCACGGATGGCGTCCTGCGCTTCTATTTCCGCAAGCGCGGCCAGAAGAAGATCCGGCTTCCTGGCGTGCCGGGAAGCGACGAGTTCAACGAGGCCTATTACATCGCTGTGAATGGCACAGCGCTCGAAGAGGCGAGGGGCCCGAAGCTATCCACGAAAAATTCCCTTCGTTGGCTCTGCGAGCAGTACTTCCAGTCGGCCGAATACAAGCGCTTGGACCAGAGGACGCGCCACGTCCGTAAGCTGATCATCGAGCACATGTGGGCCGAGCCTCTGAAGAAGGACAGCTCGCGTCTTTTTGAAGACATGCCGATCGCTGCCATCACTGCAAAAGCCGTCCGAGTTTTGAGAGACCGCAAGGCAGAGAAGCCGGAAGCGGCTAACAGCCGGACCAAAGCGCTGCGCGCGATATTCGCGTGGGCCTGCAAAAGCGACGTCGAACTGATGCTGACTAACCCTGCGAGAGATGTGTCCTTCTTCGCTCAGCAAGGCGACGGCTATCATTCGTGGACTGAAGACGAGATTGCGAAGTTTGAGGAGAAGCACAAGATCGGCACGAAGCCTCGGCTCGCGTTGGCGCTGATGCTCTACACCGGTCAGCGTCGTAGCGACATCATCCTGTTCGGCAGGCAGCACGTCAGCAACGGCAGTTTAAAGTTTACGCAGTTCAAAGGCCGGAAGAAAAAGCCGATTACGCTGGAGATCCCAGTTCATCCGAAGCTGCAGAAGATCATTGATGCATCGCCTGTCGGCGATCTCACGTTCCTCGTGACCGAATGCAACAAAGGCTTCACCGCTGCAGGGTTTGGCAACTGGTTTCGCAAGCAGTGCAATGATGCGGGCCTTCCCCATTGCAGCGCGCATGGTCTGCGAAAATCCGCATCAGCGAGGCTAGCTGAGAGAGGCGCCACCGAGAAACAGATCATGTCGGTGACCGGTCATACGACATCGAAAGAGGTGTCGCGATACACGAAGGCGGCAAATCAGAAGCTACTGGCGGAGAGCGCGATCAGCCTGTTCGACGACATCGATGAAAGGAGCGAGGGGGGAAAGTAA